ACCGGATCCGTGGCGCCCGTTTGATCGGTAGTTCCCCCGTGACTCCCGCCACATGACGCATTTACGGAACGGTTCCGCCTCTGCGACATACCACCGGCCCCGATAGGTGCTGTCGGGGATCTGATTGGGGCCTGTTGCAAGGACCGCCGCTAGGACGGCCACCTCGATCACGCGTCCTGCACGGATCGCAGGACCGTCACGTTTCGCCCCGCAGGGTGACGCCGGACGGCTTCGACGCTTGCCCGTATTAGCCGGGCGTGGCCTCCTGGTGTTCGGTGGCCTTCTATTACTCCTGCCTCGAAGTAGCGGCCGACGGTGTCGGTCGATACTCCGAGTATGCGGGCTGCTTGCCCGGAGGATAGGTACTCGTGTTCGCTCATCGTTTCCCCTTTCCAGGATCGACGTTAGCGGGTTTCATTTGTTTGGCGCGAGCGACGCGCCGTGTCCTCGAAATACCAATCGAGGTCGGGTTCCTCTGGTTTCCCTATTTCTGTTGTGAAGCCTAACGATATCGGGGCGGTTTTCTCGTCCTGATCCTCGACCTCGACCGTCACGGCCGCCGAAACGCCGGCGATAGTCAGCAGCAGGGACCGTAGGGACCGCAGGCTGATAGGCCCGTCATATTCGACGGTCACCTCGCCCACGGTTATTTTCACCACGGCCGGGCGGACTCCTCCGCGATGAGGGCGTAGCCGATAACGTCGATGTAGTGGTCGCGGTCGTAATGCCTGGATCTGGCTAGTTTTTGGAGTAGGTTGCAGATGGCTACCTGGGCCGGTGAGATCTCCCGACCTAGGTATGCCGCCCAAAGTTGGGCCGTGCGCTGCATGGTTTCCTGGGCGTCCCCGTGGGTTACGGCCCTGGGGCCTGTTATGGCTTGTATGGCTTGTATGGCGATTTTGTCGTCGATCATGGGTTCCCCTTAGATTGGTCGTGTCTGCCCCGAGGGTAATACTTTGGACCAGGCTCCACATCGGCAGATGACTTTGGCATACGCTGATGTTTTCGTCGTGGTGATCCCGGCCGGTGTGAGCTCCCGGGATCCGCACGCCGGGCAGGTGGTCACATCCCCCGACCATAGCCCGGCGTGTGGCATTTTGAGCCACGGTTGCATTACTCGAAACAGGAGTTCGGTAACTAATACGTCTTGTTTGTTGTAGGCGCGGAACTTTGTCCAGGCTTTGTCGTCGTCCTCGAGGACACGTTTCCAGAGCTGCGCGACGCCGGTTTCGAGTTTGGATGGCAGGCCGAGGGTTTCTGTGACGTATCCGAGCCGGTTGGAGGCGAACTTATAGCGGCCCTTTATGGCCCGATATAGGTCAATGTCGTGCCATGGGGACGGCGGCGGATAACCGTTTTCGATGAATGTTTTCAGGATGATGGGTAGGTCGTGGCCTTTGCCGTTGTAAGTGATGACGAGGTCGGCCTGGTCAAGGAGCTGCCAGAGGTCGTCGAGCATTTCGTCCACGGAGTCGTGGTATTCGGATCTGAACAGGATTTGTCTTTGGTCGATCCATTTGGCTGCCCAGCAGAGCATCCGGGCGGGTTCGATGATTTTGTCGGGCGTGATGTTGGCGCCCCATAGGTCATAGGTTCTGACTAGGTGGGGGCTGTTTTCGATATCGAGGGTCAGGATCCTGGGGCGACCAGGTTCCCGAGGTTTCGACACGGTCGGGCTACTTCCCGAGTATCGGTAGCGGGAAAGGCCGTCGGCCCATAACGGGTTTCACGTCGGTGAAACTGATGTGGATGTGGTGATGGTGGCCGTACCCGGATCCACGCCAGGTCCAATAGGTAGTCGGGTATGTGCCCGAGGCGATTTGCCCGTCATATACGAGATATTTGAGCCGGTCGGATCCTGGAGCGCCGGATCGCGCATAATCGACGAGCTGATCCGCTAGGGCTCGGGCTGCCCGTCGTGACAGTCTTTCGCTCCACGGGACCAAATCGGCGTCGATATCGAGGGCGTGTACCCATCCGCTTGCGTCCGGGTTGTGATCGGATTTCCGGGCCCGGTGGGCCCGGTCCCCGATCCAACCGTCCGAAGCCTTATCCCGCGACGGGAAACGCTTATTTACCTGGTCGCGGAGCTTTACCCCGGCTGCCACTAGGCGGGCCATTATTCGCCCTCGATCTCGATTTCGGCACTATCGGCGATATCGCTAGGCCGCGGAGTCAGGTTTGCCAGGGCGGTGACGGGCGCCGCCAGGCCGAGCACGGCAGTTACCAGGGCCAGCCATAAGGGTGCCGATTCGGCTGAGATGACGTCGTAAGCCACTAGGAGGGCCATAGCGGCCACGGCAGCCGTGTAAAGGTACTTTCGGGCGTCTCGGCCCATTAGGCGGTCCACGGGGCTCCTAGCGGTTGTGGTTGTCGATGTGGTGGTCGAGCCGGTTTCGGAGGTCGCGTACTTCCAGCTCCGTGCGGGCCCATAGATCCCGGGCGGAGTTGCCGCCGTTGGGCCGGAACTCGGCCGAGATTGCGCCGACTTCTCGCCTGATTACCCACATGAGAGCTCCCAGGATGATGCCTAGGATGGTTAGCAGGCCGACGATGACGCCGACGAGTTCAGCGGCCTCCACGTCACTTAGCGGCCGCCGCCATTTTGGCGAGCGTGATTGCACGAGCCTTGTCCCGTGCTGATTGAGGCGTAGCCTTTGCGGCCTTCTTGGGCTTCGGTGTTTCGGTTTCCTCGATTGCTTGCTCGGTCATGATTCCTCGATTTCGATTGGTTGCGGACTAATGAACTGGTCTAGGTCGGCGTCGTAGCGGTCACCGATACCGGGATACTTCCCGCGCCGAGCACCCAAATAGGAACAGTCCAGCCATGTTCCTGGCAGTCCAATGGCGTTGCAGTATTCGGTCACCTTGGCGTCGTCGTCATCCATGAACGGGATCACGATGATTTCTCTTACGATGCCGTCCTCGACGCGGGCCGCGTGTGCGTTGTGGTATGTCATTAGGTCCTCACTCGGATTATCACGATGCCGGAACCGCCAGCGCCACCGAGCGTGGCGCTACCAGTAAAGCCGCCTCCACCGCCGCCACCACCTGTGTTTGCGGTGCCAGCAGTCGCGTTGACCGAGCCAGAAGCCGTTCCAGCGCCTCCTCCACCTGAACCACCGGAGCCAGCCACGCCGCCCCATGAACCGCCAGCCCCGCCTCCTCCACCGCCACCGCGAGTGACTGCGGTTCCGGTGATAGAGGAGGAAAGCCCAGCGCCTCCATTACCGCCTGCGCTTGCTCCGCCGGGACTTGCGCCAGCCGCACCAGCACCGCCGCCACCACCGCCTCCACCGCCGAACTGGACGGAGGAGCCGGTACCCCCGGAGTTGCCCTGACCAGAAGTCCCAGCACCGCCAGCACCGGAAGTGACGGCACCGCCACCACCTGAGCCGCCTGTCATGCCAGCGCCACTCAGCGGGTCGCTATTCATGCCAGCGCCGCCGCCAACCCCGTAGTAAGGACCGACGCGGCTGCTTGTTCCGCTGTATCCGGGCTGAGACGTGCTGCTGTTGACTGCACCGCCAGCACCAACGGTCACCGTCTGTGTCCCAGATGAGAGATAGACGCTTGAAGCCTCCAGATATCCTCCTGCGCCGCCACCGCCAGAAGTCCCAGAGCCACCGGAACCGCCACCCCCCACGACCAACACGTCGGCGAAGCCCGCATCGGTGACTGTGAGCGTTCCTGATGCCTGGTAGGTTATGTATTTCCAGTTGTCGCCGCCGCTGCTGTAGGTGCCGGTTGCGGCGTCGCTGAAGTTAGCGTTACCGACACCACCCGAGAAAGGGACGAACGTCCACGTATTGCTAGCGGTCCGCTGGATCGCGGCGCCTTTGTATTGGGCCAAAGTCAGCGGGGTTCCGTTGATTGTGACGCCGGATCCTGCCGCGATGGTTACTGTTCCTGCGCCCTGGTTCAGGATACGCAGCACGGCCCCAGCGGCCCAGGTGACTGAGGATTGTGGCGGCACCGTGTAGGTCGAGGCCGCAGCGTTCGACGCGGTTACGAGCTTGCCCTCGGACGCATCCGCTAGGGCGAATGTGTATGTCGTGCCGGTTTGGGCGTTGATGGTTACGGCGTTGTAGGCGAGGTTGTCGTCGATGTGGTCGGCCAGGTCGCTACTGACTGTTGGGTAGTTGGCTACGAGATCCGTACTGACCACATACGGCGTGCCTTTGGCGGTGTTTGGCATGTTCCTTCCTTATGCGGCGAGGTCGTCGGCTGTGACGACGTTGTACCAGATTACGGACGCGTTTACCTGGGCCCAGGTTAGCGCAGGATCGACGTCGCCCCATTCAACCGTCTGATATGAGTAGCGCGGGTCGCTAATGCTGAGAGTCATTGTGTGGGTGCCGGGCGTGTACGTTTCGGCCCATCCCTCGACGATGCCCGTAAAGGCTGTGTATGGGGCCGGGTCCGGCAGGTCCTCGATCGTGATGGTCGCGCCGTTGAGCAACGCGAGGACCCGGTCGCGGTCCTGGTTGTTCAGCAGGTCGACGCGGACCGAGATTTGTCCTAGGTTCCAGAGGGGGAGAGCTTGCGCCGACAGGATGTTAGCGGCGCGGGTTTGGGCGTCGGATTGTTTCCGTAGGCGCGTGTTCAGGACATAGGCGCGGCGGCCGTACAGGGCGATGGAGCCGGTGTCGTCGCTTTGCTCAATCTGGTCCCCGTCGGCCCCATATTGGATGGTCACGTCATTTATGAGAGCCGCAAGGGTTTTGCGCCAGGTCGGTGACCACACGACGCCATTAGATGGAAACACAAAACTCGACTGGTCGGTTGGGAATGAGTCCCACGCCTGGGCGTAGTAGCTCCATTCCTCGGTCAGGGCTTGCCAGGTCCCGGCAAACGCGGTGATTCCCCGGTTTCCGTAATCCTCGAAGCAAATCAGGCCCTCGGGTGTATCAAAGAATGTCGCTCCGGACCAGGCCGCCAGGGAGGTAAGGCCGTCGAGGCATGACTCGGGTTGTGCGTCCCCGGATGAAACCTGGTGGATCTCTAGGGCTGTGTTTCCGCCGTTGAGGAAGTTGAGCCCGGAATTGGTGAGGATGGTGTCGGCCCGGTCGAAGGCGGACTCGTGTGGGTAGCCGTTTTCGCCGGTGACGGCCTGCCCGAGTTTGGCTAGGTTGCCCATCCCGATGATGGTTGTGACAGCTGTGGGCGGGTTGCTCGATAGATGCGAGATGGTGACGTCGCTGACGTTGCCCGTAAACCGCGCGAAACCGTATGCCTCGATATAGAGGGTGTCGCCCATATCGGCGGTGATGCCGTCGGGCCCGAATACGGTTATTTGGCAGGAGGATGCTTCGG